CAACTAGGTTTTTACAAACTTGGTTTAGAGGTTACCTTTGGTACTGATGCTTTAGGTGGCGAAATTAACTGGGGAAATTATTACATGTCTCGCGGTAGCAATACTGTAGAGATGGTAGATTTATCAAGATACACATATGAAAAAATGGAATTCTTGGTAAAAGGGTTTGACAAAGCCCGCAAAGCAGGCGTATTCCTGCCCAACACAAACGCTTGTCAATACATGTGCGGATTAACCGCTCATTGTCAATTCTCTATGAAAAAGGAAGAATAAATGGCAGAAGACTGGAAGTTACAAGTATCATACAAGACTAGTTTTGGTGACCTAATAAATATTAGAGCCAACACAGCAGATGAATTAAGTGTATTACTAGAGGGCATTGGTGACTTTGCTACTCAGATATCAGCAGTTCGACAGTTGGTGGTGGGAGCAGGTGTTACCGCCCCTTTATCAACTCCAAGTTCCACTCCAAGCACCGTGCCTCCACGCTCCTCGATACCGCCCCTGGCAGCGCCAGCATCAGGTGGCTCGGGTCCAGTATGTCAACACGGGGACCGCAAGTACAAGTCGGGAATATCCAGCAAGACGGGTCAACCTTACGCAATGTGGGTCTGTCCGATGCCTCAGGGCGCGGACCAATGCAAGCCAGTAAATTAGTCGACGAAGAATTTCCGTTCTAGCGAATAGGTAGGGGCTGATAGATGCGTACATTAGTTAGGTCTGTTGGACGTGCTTCTATTGGAGGGGAACCTCTACCTAGTTGCTTTAAATCATTTGAGTCGTCTAAAATTGTTATGAGACGTTCAGAAGTTTCTATGTTTGCTGGTGCTCCAGGAGTAGGTAAATCAACACTTGCTCTAGCACTAGCATTAAAAACTAATGTTCCAACTCTTTACATATCTGCTGACACCAATGCTCATACTATGGCTATGCGTTTAGCATCAATGATATCAGGCAAAAATCAAACAGATGTTGAACAGAAACTTAATACTGATGTTGGATGGACTAAAGCAGTCCTACAAAAAGGTAGCCATATAGTTTGGTCATTTGAATCATCACCAACCCTACAAGATATTGATGAAGAAGTACAAGCCTTTGAAGAACTTTGGGGATGTGCTCCAACTCTTATTGTAGTAGATAACTTAATGGATGTAGCCACCGATGGTGGTGAAGAGTTTGCCTCTATGAGGGCAATTATGAAGGAGTTGAAGTATCTTGCAAGAGCCACTAACGCTGCGATTGTTGTACTACATCACACTTCTGAAGCAGTTCCTGGGAATCCTTGCCAACCGAGAAGCGCTATCCAAGGTAAGGTGTCTCAATTGCCTGCGCTTATATGTACACTCGGTACGGTTGGCACATCGTTGGGCGTGGCATCAGTCAAGAATCGCTATGGAAGAGCGGATGCGGGGGGGACTCTTATGACTTGGTTAGCATTTAATCCCGAATACATGTATGTAGAAGACATACCAGAAAACAGTTAATGACTCATCAATGTGCTTTTGAATTAGACAAGGACGGACAGGTTACTTGCATAATTTGCGGTGCTATGGATGATGAGAAAGAGAATACATGACAACTAGGAAATCACACAAGGCTAGAGGAGCAAACTTTGAAACCGACTTACGAGATTATTTTAGACGAATTGGACTTGATAGTGAGAGACTTGCAAGAAGAGGTTCTAAAGATGAGGGAGATGTTGTTGTCCGCGAGAACTTCCTTGGACACATCGGCATTATCGAAGCCAAGGCTCCCGGTCAATCAGGTCGCATTGACCTCTCTGGTTGGACTAAAGAGGCTCAAGTTGAAGCAACGCATTATTCGGAAGCAAGAAGCATTGAAAGAACATCCGTCTTATCTGCAGTTGTTATCAAAGCGCGAGGAAAATCAATAGCAGATTCGTATTTAGTATTAAGGTTGGGCGATGTATTTGACGGATGACCTACCAGACATAGTTGATATTTTACGGCATTATGGTGCCACAATATCAAGGACTAGTGGGCAAGTAAATATTAAATGTCCGTTCCATGATGACACTCATAGTTCGGCAAGTTTTAATAGTAGGAATAATATTTTTAATTGTTTTGCTTGTGGAATGCAAGGCAATAGTTTACAAATTATAGCAAAGCAGGAAAGGGTGGACATACGTGAAGCAAAGTCTTTCGCAGAAGGAATTACTGGGCAGGGCGGCAGCCAAGTACGCAGCAAACATTTATCAGGCAGAAGATTACCTAGCCAGCAGGGGAATAACAAGGGAAGCAGCGCGTCTGGCTCGATTCGGCGTAGTAGAGGAGCCTGAGATTGGACATGAAGCATTCCAAGGACGACTATCCATACCGTATATTACCAAGACTGGTGTTGTCGATTTGCGTTTTCGTTCTCTTAATCCTGCTGTTGAGCCTAAGTACATGGGCATGACAGGTGTTGAAACTAAAATGTACAATGTCTTAGATATAGATAGAGCAGGCGACTGGATTGGAGTATGTGAAGGTGAACTCGATACTGTTACTCTTTCTGTTTGTGTTGGTATTCCTTGCGTTGGTGTTCCTGGTGCAAACTCTTGGAAAAAACATTACACAAGATTACTTGCAGACTTTGAAAGAGTATTTGTATTTGCAGATGGAGACCAACCAGGAAAAGAATTTGCTGCTAGTCTCTCCCGTGAATTGCCAGTCACAATCGTGCAACTGCCAGACGGAGAAGATGTTAACTCAGCCTATGTTAAGTACGGCTCCCAGTATATTCGACAAAGAGCAGGACTAGATGATAGGTAAAGACATACCGCCATGTAAAATATGTGGTCAACATTTTGATAATATATTTGAAGCGGTTGACCATTTAATAGATGATGAGAATCAACCAGAGTTTGACCCTAAACTTATTCTTCCTGGTGGATACCAATTAATGATTGGTTCTTTACTAAGAAATATATATCAACATGCTCGCAATAATAAACAAGTTAAAGATATAGTAGAACATACTTACGCTACTCTTTATGCTGCCGAAAACAATCCAAGAAAGATGAAAAAATTTATAGAGGATTTGATTATCACCACCGAAATGGGCGTTCTTGAGCATGAAATTAGCGATTTTCTAAGCGAAAACGACGAAAAAAAGGGAGAAAATGAAGGAGAATAAATCGTTTGAGTACAACGTTGGAAAAACATTCCAAGAACTTTTGGATTTGCTTTTATCCAAACATAAAGATTACGGACCAAAGAATATATCTGATTCACCTGGTGGACCAGTTAACGGGTTAAGGGTTCGTATGCATGACAAGTTGGCTCGCATAAATAACTTGGTTGATAATAACCGAGACCCTAAACATGAAAGCCTTGAAGATTCTTTTAAGGACATGGCTAACTATGCAATCATTGGATTGCTAGTACTAAGAGGAGAGTGGGATAATAAATGATTGAGATACTACTTGCATTTCAACTACAACTAACAGCCCTGCTGGCTTTGATAGCAGCATTACTAAGATAGGAATAATATGAAAATATTTGGACCATATAAAGGTAGTAAACAGAATGGTGGTAGACCAATCTTTGTTATTAAACGTAAGAAAAAAGATGGCACTACTGAAACTACTTCTACTAATAAAGCCCGTCTTGATTACAAGAAGGCTACTGGTAAGAAGTTAACACGCAACCAAGAAGTAGACCATAAAGATAACAAGGGTCGTAAAGGTAGCGATAAGATATCTAACCTAAGAGTTCTATCTAAAAAGAAAAATGTAGGCTTAGAGAATAAGAGACGAGCCAAAAAGAAATGAAGACTATTGTTTGCATATCAGACCTCCAAGTACCTTACCACGATGTAGAAGCCGTCAAGGCTATCGCAAAATTTATCAAGGCTTACCAACCTGATACTGTAGTTTCTTGTGGTGATGAAATGGATATGCAAACTATTAGTCGTTGGAGTAAGGGAACTGAGTTAGAGTTTGAGCGTTCTATTGGGCGCGATAGAGACACTACTCGCCAAGTACTTTACGATTTAACTATTGAACATATGGTTCGTAGTAATCATACAGATAGATTATTTAATACTGTAATGATGCGCTCTCCTGGACTATTAGGTTTACCTGAATTAGAATTAGAAAACTTTCTTGGGTTAAAAGAATTAGAAATTAAATACCACAAAGACCCTTATGAACTAGCCCCAGGATGGTTGTTAATGCATGGTGATGAGGGTAATGTCCAGCCTACTGCTGGTGCTACAGCCCTTGGATTAGCCAAGCGTAGTGGTATGTCTGTAGTCTGTGGACACACTCACCGCATGGGCTTAACCCATCATACTCAAACCTATCGTGGCGGTAAACCTAAAACTATTTGGGGTATGGAACTGGGCAACCTAATGAATTATAGTAGTGCTAAGTATATAAAGGCTGGTTTATTCACATGGCAACAAGGCTTTGGTATCCTTCATGTTGATGGTAAAACTGTAGTTCCACAGATAGTTCCTATTGTAAATAGGTCATTTACTGTAGGAGGAAAAACCTGGAAGTGGTAAACAAGGACCTTGAGCGTTATCCTTGGGAGCGCATAGAAAAATGGGATTACATAGTAATTGCTGTTGCTGCTGAGTACCATAGAAAATATGATATGGTTGAGTTGGAAGATATCAAACAATCATTATACAAGTGGTTCCTCGAACATCCCAATAAGTTAAATGAGTGGGAAGCAATAGGTGAGAAGGATGCTAAGAATCTAATCTATCGTTGCCTTCGTAATGATGCATTGGATTATTGTTTAGAGTGGAAAGCCAAGTCTGTCGGCTATGAAACTTCAGATGTATTCTTTTATGAATCAGATATAATCGAAGCACTCCTGCCCTCAGTTTTACGAGGTGAGTTTGGTGTGTCACATAAGTTAAATCTAGTTGGTCCGAGTAAGCCACCTGCCCCTGCCGAAGGCGGCAACATGATGGTAATGATGATTGAAATAGATAAAGCGTACCGCAAACTCAGCA